TCCAGTTTCCGCAAGCTCGAGTGCATATTGCTTGGATTTAGACTCACTGGATAAACCTGTAGTCCAAGGATGTGCGTCAGCTTCAGTGCGATATAGCTCAGTTTTAATGATATACACATCACAATTAGCCACAAGCGACTCCGCCAAGATATGAGTCTTGATTCGATAATCTGGATAAGCATTTATAAACTCCTTTAATCGGTCTTGAACACTTACATAATCATCAAGGTAGTTCGACATCTAACTTCTCTCTCCCTGCGAAATCACTTATCGCATCTTCTAGTTGTTCTTTTAATGAATAGAATGTGCCATCTGGCCAGTTCTGTGCTTCATCGGCGCAAGGCTGGCAATAGAACCTGACCTGTGCTTTGCGAAGCGGTGTCTCGCTTTGGACTTTCCAAACAGCTGGGGTCATAGCTCTTAAATCCCAGCCATTCTTATTTTGTCCCCAGCGATATTTGCAATAATCGCAGTATTGATTCGTATTATGATTGCGAGTCAAACTCAATGTCGTCCCAATCTTCTGGTGTTGAAAATCGTAATCGACCCAAGATAGCGGCGTATCCAATGAGATCGAGATACGAATCTTCGCGCTCTGGACTTTCCACCATTCTTGAGAGTTTGGTCGCGATAGCAATAAGCGCCAAGTCAGATGGGTCTCGGAGCTGAATACCGAGTGCCTTACTGATTTTGAAAATGCGTAATAGATTGTGCCTCGGGTCGCCATATTCAATCCCCCTGTCGAGCAGGGTGTTACTAGCATCTTCGAGCCAATCACTTAACGATCTCTGTGAATCGGACACTTGACCTTCCTCTCTTATAACCTTCATTGAAGGCTTTGGCTTTAGATGAGTTCCAAAGACTAAAGATATAAAGGCCGATAAATGGAACTCCAATAATTATTCCTACTACTGCTTCATCAGATAAATTAGGCAACATCTGCATCAACCCCATATTTATCGAGCCAGTATGCAGAGATTTCAGCCTTAGATAAACGACCTCTGAGCTGCTTCTTACCCATCCGCTCTTTAGCGAATCGTCTGATTATTGATCCCTTAACCCAATTTGTCTCATCAGTCCAAGCCCCTGCTTGAGAATCAAATCGAATAAGAGCTACTTTATTTATCATTTTGCTCCCGTTCTGTAATCCCTAAATGGATTTACGGGATAAATCTATTTGATTAAATCTATTTAGACAAGCAATAAGTCGGCGTGGCGAATATCAAGATAGCCAGCAAGTCGTTCATTTGTAGCTTTATTGGCAAAATCGGTAGTTATCGGCAAACGCTTTAAAGCCCACTGTGGCTCGATTACAGCCCCTAAATCGAACTGGTATATCCCTTTAGGTGTGGAATTGATGTAAAGCGTCTTAGCGCCCGTTCTAGCCCTTATATCGGCCAGATAATCCCACTTCTTCTTCTCAATCAGCAATGTATCGTAGTGGGTCCTTCGGCACTTAAGCTCAATATAGGAATCGCTGGTAATGCCATCTGCTCGGTCGGTCGCTGATAAGGGCGTTAAGTCTGGATAAAGCGACTTAAGAGCCTCAAAGAGTTCAACCTCTCGGAAATAGATTAGTTATCTTCCTCGCCATCTTCCCAACCAATTTTCCTCATTGGGTCATCGAGTGGCACTATCCAATCGGGATACGCGTTGCCATTTCTGACCCCTTTCGCTAGGGCCAATTCTAGCTGAGACTCCATTTTATCAAGGCGCGACACTATTGGAATATTCTCCAATTTAATTATGTAGCGAAGGCCAGCGATTAGTAGGGCAATAGATCCCAATACTGATGCAACTAAAGTAGCCAATTCAGCCGCTGGCATTAACGGACTTTGCCATAACGCTCATAATTGGGGTTAAGCCAGTTGATGATGCTAGGCAAGACTGATACGAGAGCTGCATTGGCAATTGCATTTACATCTAGGCCGACTGCTAGATAAGTCGCTAGTGCTGTTGCTAGGAATGTCTTGGCCCAGCTCTCTGCCATTTTCTTTAGGTCGCTCATTAGCTTCTCCTTCGAGGTTAAAATAACTGCCATCTTTGTCTCCCAAAGTTGTAAATGAAATATGGAAATGCGAGCGGTGAGGGTTAGCGCCTCTGTAAGTTCTACGCTTCCATCCCAATATCGGACTCATAATTTTTCCATCAAAAATAATGTAAGCAATTCGCTTATCGCCTTTCTTGGCTAATTTACGAATCTTCTCAACCAGAGCATAAACCTCTTCTTTGTGAGCTGATAAATCAGCATCAATATCTAAAGCTCTAACGATTCCTGACTTAGGGTCTGGTATGTGTTCAGAAGTGCCCTTTGCAAGATGCCTAGCGTCAGCAATCCAGCCATCAGACTTCCTATCGCGATCAGGATAATCGTCATCGATTTGCTCCCGAAGTTGAATTCCTGCTGCGCATAGTTTAGGCATATTAATTATTTAGCATAATTTTGAGGGATTATGCTAAAAGCAGTTTAGCCTCATCGTCAGTAATACCTAGCCGATTAAGTAGGGCTGCCTTTTGGGTTGCCTTTGCTTCGGCTTCGGTTTGGCGCTGTGCTAATTCTGTTTCGCGGTCTAAACGAGCTGCTGCTTCCGCATCAGTTTCTTCGCGTTCAGTGATTGTTTCTTCGCCTGTAATTGTGTTAAACTCTTTTTCTGTAATTTTCATAATTATCTCCTTATGCGCTTGTATAGACAAAAATTGTGCCAGAATCAAAATTTCCAAATTCAGAAAATAAACTAACACTTGAAATAGTAGCGGAACCTGACCAATATCCGCCGATTGCGTATTGAGCACCTGAATTTCCTGTTGCTGGGTTAAAACCACCCGCGCCATTTACTACCTTGATCCCAGAAGTATTGCCGCCAGAAACTAATAAATAACCTGAAACTGAGCTTCCTGCATTATTCGTCATTTGTGCTAAACGAATTCTAGAAATAGCTGTTTGATTTTCAACTCCATAATTTTGGGTTGCTGAATAAGTGGTGGGACTAGAATTTTGAAATCCAAAAGTAGCATAATTTGTAGCCGTATCAGTATTAAAACGAAAACTAATTTCGGATTGAGCAGTTGCCGAAGATGCACCTGTAACAATAATAAACAAATCATTTTTGCCTGAAATGCCTGAAACTGTAATAGTTTGAGCGCCTGTTAGAGCAGTTCCACCTGAGTTAAGTAAAGTCCAAGATGTTCCGCTAACGGAAGGCGCAGCCCACTTCAAGCCTGTCGCTTCAGCAGAGTCGGCGGTCAAGATTGTGCCGTTAGCGCCTACGCCTAGTCTTGCTGGAGTATCTGCAGCAGTTGCTGAAATTAAATCACCTTTGGCATCAACTATTGCGTTTTGAATTGCGTTAGAATCATCTTGAGCTACCCATTTGAAATCTAAATCTGTATTTGAGTTTTTAGCTAGCACTTGATCTGTAGTGCCGCCTTTTAAATCAAGAAATGAAGTATCTATGCCATTACCCAATGTGCGGATAGCAGCTGCTCCATCCTTAACTAAATCTGTATCAGCTGGGGTTGTCCAGCCGAAATTACTTGTCGTTGGCATTTAGTCTCCTATGCAACTATTGTAGCGTTGAGCCAGTCCAAAGTCGGGCTTATTGTATTCCAAGTCTCAGTCGCTGGGACTGAGTTCCATCTAAACGCCTGAAGGCTAAAAGCCAAAGGCGAAACATTTAGAGTCAAGTTGAGCTGATTAAGGCTGGCAGTCCAAGTCCATCCTTCGACAAATCCTTGGAATTCACCGCCTACCATATTGGCTGGCAGGTTGATGATATTAAGAGGCTGGCCCATAAATACGCCAAGAAGGTTATCTCGGTCTGAATTGTCGATTTCAGCGCTGGCTATTGGAAAGGTTATCTGCCTTAAGGCAAATATTGACGCTGCATCCTCATCTGTAACTTCTGCACCTGCAGTGCCATAGCTAATAGTTATTGAATTTCTAACATCGCCAGCTCGCTTGATAATTGAAAGTCCAGGGCCTATTGAATGATTGCCATCTAAATCAACATAGCCATTAGTTGCTAGGTATTGCGATCTATGCGTTGAATCTGCATAACCGATTCGACCTTCAGAATCTTCATAAAGATAACCAAGTCCGCTAGTGGCGAAGCGAGAAGCAAGGTTATAAACTGTATCGTCCAAGTCATTCTCAGAGTGAAGTTCATAATCTCCTGGGGTATCTATCTGACCTAGTCCGCTATTTTCTGCATCCTGCCATTGAGTAGTCGCGTCATAGGTTGCCCAAGTTAAAGCTGCTGGGACTTCATTCCATTGATTAAAAAGAACTCCGCTTAATAACTCTTCAATGCGATCTCCATCAAATTGATGCGCGAAGTTGCCAACATAGACAGCGCGATTAAGTCTAGCTAAGGCTCCTACAGCAGTTATCTGGATTCTTTGGCTAGTAGCAGTTGAGCCAGAGGTCTGGACTGTAATACCTAAATCAGTTATGAAACCGCCAAATAAATTTACATAAGTGGCAGTTGAATCTTGCACCTCAATAGTAACTGCATCATTAATCTCATAAGAAACTGATGCCTCAGCAGTTTCAATTAAAGTTAGACTGCAATAGCCAGCAAGCGGCTGGGAGTAAATATCATCGCGACCTGAAACTGCTCGGCTAAAGCCTTCTTCATCAATTACCGATGGGGCATTTACATTAATAATCACATTGCCGCGCTCTTCGCCTCTTCTAGCAGCTGCTACATCAAAGGTTGAAGGTATAGCTCTACCAGTTGGATTTAATCCAGATGGGAAAACAGGCAATGATCCAATTACAGTTCCCCCACCAGTAGTAACGCCGCCACTACTAATACCACCAGAACTAACCCCACCAGTAGAACCAGCACCGCTAGTAACTGGCGTTCCAGCGGTAAAGCCTGTTGGAAGGCTGGATGATGAAACTGTATTACCGCCCGTCCTTGCTGCTGCATTGGCTTGATTATCAAATAACTTCGTCGCAGCAATAATTGCACCAACTACCGCTGCACCAGTTGCTAGACCAGCCAAAGGATTTAAGGCAAATCTTGAGGCGATGGCTGCGGCTACTGCGCTATTTCTTAAAGCAACATAAGCAGCAACTAACCCTTGGATTAAAAGAATAGTTGCTTGAACTCCAGCTGCTATTTTGCTGACTACGAATACTGTTCCTAATACTCCAGCGACTAAGAAAAGCTCATCCTTAAGATCAATGACTGTATTGATAAAGCCTCTTACCTTTTTACCCCATTCAACTGCTGTTTTTTGAGTATCAGTTAGAGATTCATCAAGACCACCACTTCCAGTCAATCCTGAAATAAATGCCTCAAGTGCTGGAATAAAGTTTTGCAATATCCAAGCAGTTAATTCTTGGACAACTGGCAGCAAAGCTGCGCCAATAGATTCTTTGGCTTCATCAAGAGCAATCTTGACGCGCTCCATTTGTTTAGTTGTTGTCTCTGCTTCATTCTCCGCAAATTGACCAAAGGTCGCAGTTAATTGATTAAAGGTTGTATCAAAATCTTGAGATTTTAGGTCGGCTGCATCTATGCCTAAGCCCAATTTGCCAAGTGCTGAGGTATTGCCATCATAAGCTTTGCCAAGGGCGTTAGTAACTGTCTCTAATGGCTTACCCGTTGCTGCACTTAAATCTAGTGCTAAATTTAATAGTTTCTGAGCTTCTTCAACATCTTGGGTTGATCTAACTAAGCGGGTAAATGCTGGACGCAAGCCATCGTCAGCAACGCCAATAGCAATAGAAGTCTGCTTTATGTATTCTTCAACACCTTCAATCTGTTTAGCGGTTGCGCCAGTAGTTGCTTCAATAGTTTCGGCTAATCGGCGTTGTGCTGTCTCATCTTCAGCGGCTGCCTTAACTGCACTTACAGCAAAGGCGCCAATTGCTGCGCCAGCAACAGCAAAAGCAGCGGCAGCCTTCTTACCAAATTCTTTAGCTCTTTCGCCAATATCATCAATATCTTTAGATCCATTTTGTAATTTCTTTTGGAAATCGGCTGTATCGGCTAGAAGCTTAAGCGTTAATGCTCTGGAATCAGATGCCACTTATGCCCCACTTATCTAAAATCTTATTAAATGCTCTGGTCCATTGTGCCACAATATTCTTCTGCTCTTGGCGTAGAGTTGGATAAATAAACCATCCGCGAGAGCCGCGTCCTTGTCTGCCAGAGTAAGCAGGAAATTGCTTAAACCTATTTGAACCAAATTCAAAGCCAGCCCAAAGCATTTGAGTATTAGCCCCACCGCTAAATCTTTGACTAGCAAAACCATACTTAATTTCACCAGTGGTGCTGGTCTTAGACACTTTAGATCCGCTTACGATTCTGTTAATCGCTTGTTGCCCTTTAACGCGAGTGGAAGCTTTGGCAGCGATTTGTTGCTGAAGGTAAGTGGCAAGATTGTTAGAAGTTTGGCGAGCCTCGGCTTTGGCTTCATCGCCTAGCAACGAGAAGGCTTTATACACTTGACGGAGTTCAGTCCTATCAAATGCTGAGACTTCTTCAGCCATTGCTATCTCTCTCCTTTATCAGCTCGACTGCTGTTGCTACATCGTCCCAATCATCCCAATATTGCATCGGGATACCAGTCTTAATGGCAACTGTTACGAGTAGCCGCCTTATGCTGTCGGGCTGATGGCTTTTGGGTCATCGTTGCCAGTCCTTACATCGGCAACAGTTTCCATCCACACATCAAAGGACTTAACTGGTTTTCCAGCACTTTCGCGCTTATGAGCGTTATATGCCAAGAACATTAAGTCCCAGATTCCTATGTTGTCTTGCGCCTTTGTGATTGTGTGGCCTGTGGTCTTTTCCCACTTGGCCCACTCTGGCGGTTGAGCGACATAGGTGGCAACTTCGCCACCGTTGTATTCAATTGTAATTGATAATTTCATAGCTCCCGATGCTCCGATCTCTTAACTAAAGCTCTCTGATGGTGTTCCAACGACAGTCATCGTCCAAGTATCAGTTAGCGCTCCTGGTGCTGCGCCGCCTGCTGTTGGGAAGATTGGCAAGACATTGAAAGTAAATACTGCGCCAGTTATGGCTGTGAATGAAACTGCTAGTGTGGTGTTAGGTGCTGTTTCTGCATCTGTCCACATTGCTTCGAATAGAGAGCTTGCAACTCCCCAATCCTGTAGCAATTCGATTGTGAATGTCCATTGTTTATCAACGGACTTATAGGCGCGACCATCAAGAGTTTGATAGGTCTCGATGATTGTTTCGCAGCTTAGGACTGCGCTTGTTGCTTGGGCATCGTAGTTAGCGCTATCAAGTGTGAAGGTAACATCGCGCCCAGTTATTACTGTTGTTGGCATTTGGGTCTCCTATGCGGTT